CGCAGAATTGTTAAAAGCGGCGGCTAAGTCCCTTGCTAAAGAAGAAAAGGAAAGAGCATTAGCTTCAAAAGAAACAGCCAAAAACTTAAAAAAAGAAGCAGAGATATTAAAAGATTCTCAAAGAACCACAAAACAAAATCTTGGGTTAAGAAGAAAGCAAACGCAATCCATACAAAAATTTGGAAAAACGGTAGCCGATGGATCCAAAAAGATAGGAATCTTTAGGCGCTTCCTTAACTTTACCAATGCCGAATTGAAAAAGTCTGGAGAGAACGCAAATCGAATCTCCTTTACTTTCAGGCGATTGTTTGGAATTCTAGCCGCCTTTGCTGCTGCTAGAGTAGCCATTCAAGGCTTTAAAGACCTAGTACGCTCCTCCCTAGACTTCAATAGGCGCTTAGAGCAAGCTAATCTTGGAGTTGCGTCTTTGCTCCTTGCCGTAGGAGATTTGCGAGGGGAGATGGGAGAGACTGTAGATATCTCCGAACGGTTCATCCTCGCACAAGCAGAAGCGCGTAAACAGGTTCAACTCCTCCGTAAAGATGCTCTAACGACTACAGCAACCTTCGAGGAACTGTTAGAGACCTTCCAGGTTGGTTTAGCTCCTGGGGTTCAGGCGGGGCTAGATGTAAATGAGATTCGCAGATTTACCCTACGTATTTCGCAAGCGGCGGCTGCAATTGGGCTCTCTCAGAATCAACTAGCAGAAGAGATTCGTTCTATCCTAGCAGGTACGATTCAAGCTAGGACTACTCGAATTGCTGTAAGTCTCGGAATCACGAACGCTGATATCCGCAGAATGAAAGAGGCGGGTAGGCTAGGGGAATTCCTTACAGAGAAGTTTTCCGCCTTTGAGGAAGCTTCTGCTAAGACAGCTAAATCTTTCTCCGGATTAGTTGCTAGGGTCCGAGATGCTTTTCGTGGAGTCCTGGGAGCCGCAGGTAAAGGACTCTTCGATGAGTTGAAGGGGGAACTTGAAACCGTCTTCGGGGCTTTTACGGAAGTCAAGGGCGATTTTATTACTCCTAATGAAAAAGCTGTAAAATCTTTCAAGTTCATTTTCGATGGCTTACGAGTAGGACTTGCTCAAGCTAAAGAGATGATAGCTACTCTTAGCGGAGGAAGCACTTTTGAAACTATTGCTGAATTTTTCGGAGAAGCACTAGGAACGGGGCTCACGATAGTCTTAGGAATCCTACAAGGAATCGTAGAAGCTGGAAATAACATAATTGGAATATTTAAAAATATATTCCAATTACTTACAGGCATAACTGGAAAACTTCCGGCTTCTGAATTGCGAGATATAGTAGCTAGTGCTGTAGAAATCTTATTTACCTTCAAGGCCCTAAATTTAGTTTTTGGGAACATAAACTCAAAAGTAGGATTATTAAAAGTAGGATTCACTGGAGCTTTTTTTGTTGCGGCTCAGCTTTCTAAAATTATTTTACAAAATACTGCCGAAACCTCAGAAATAACTTTAGCACAGACAACCCAACTTCAAACCACACTACTAAAGCAAAGAGCAGAATTAGCTATATTAGCGGCCAAAGTAGCGGCAACTTATGTTACTCCTGGAGCCGCACCTTTGAGAAAAAAAGCCCTTAAGGATATCTCTGATGCTATAGAGAGACAAAAAGAAGAATACGGAAAACAACTTGCCCTTATAGAAACTGCTAGAGATAGAGAACAACGAAGAAAATTTGAAGCAAAAGAACAAGACAAACGGCTTAAAGAGCTGAACGAAGAGCTTAATAAATCTCCTGTCCTTATCTCTTCTGCTACAGATGCCTTTAAAGAAACCGAAAAAGTTATTACGGATGCTCAGAAAAAGCTAAAAGCTTTTCAAGTAACTTCTGGACTAGAGACCTCTCTCGCGGGAGTAGGAGGAGAAGAACTCCAAATCCTCATTAAGGCTAGAGGGGAAATTCATCAAAGTCTTCAACAAACTCAGAAAGACATAATTGGGACTAGGCAAACTATATCCAATTTAATTAAACGAGGTTCTGAATATCAAGAAAAGGTAATCAATCTTTCTGCTAAAGAACGTGCAGAATTGAATCAAGTCTTGGCTATACACCAAGAACGTATAAAAGCCCAAAAAGAGACTAAAGCTGTAGAAGATGAGATACTCCTCCTTACTAAAGAAATATCAGCCGCAGAGGATAAAGGAGATAAAGCAGAAGCAGATAGACTTAGAAATAAAGTAGCTTCTGCAAAAACAGCGAAAGAGCAATTGCAAACCGAATTGCAAGCCATTGCTGTAGGGCTTCGCTTTGTAGACCCAAAAACAGCGAATCTCGCTCAACAGCTTCTACCTATTGTAGGACAACTTAAAGGAGAACGAGAAAAACTTCTTGCTATCCAAAATGCTGAAAAAGATGTGTCCAAAGCTATCTTAGACTTAGCCAAAGCCAGAGCCCAAGTCGCTAGAGACCGTAGGATAGAAGAAAACCGAATTGCTACTCAAGAGCTTGCGATTCAGGTAACCAATCAGCAAAGACTTAATAAAGCTTACTCCGAAGGAGCTTCTGTCTCTCAATTAGATTTGGTTACGGCCAAGAATAGGGCTGACGAAATACGACACGAAATCTCTCTAATCAATGAACGATTTGATAGAGAGATAAGAGCCCAAGAAATAGCCTTAGCCCACGCCACATCTCTTGAAGAATCCGAACAGATACTAGAGGGGATAAACGCTTTAGAGGCACAAAGAGCCGCAGAATTAGGACTTCAAACTGAACTCCTGAAAGAGCAAGAAGCCCAAGCTAAACGACTCGAAGCTAGAATCTCTAGGGGGCTTATAGGGGGCTTTGAACAAGCGGCTGAGTACTTCGTTACTGACTTCCAAAGCTCTTTCGAAGCTGGAGTCGCTATCATGCAATCCTCAATGGAAGGATTCGCTGACTTCCTCTCGACTGCGATTACAGACTCCCTTGACCCTAATGGGAAAGGGATTCGAGAGAACTTCGCCAATTTTCTAAGAGGAATTGGCAATATGATTATCCAACAATTAACTAGAGTAGCTCTCGCTAAAGCAACGATAGGACTCTTCCCAGGGCTCTTGGGCTTTAACGATGGAGGATTCGCTGGAGCTTCTGGATTCAACAGAGGAGGCTTTGCTCACTTTGGACCTCACGCTAGAGGTTTTGCTTCTGGGGGAATCTCCAAACCTTCTTGGATTCATCCTAAAGATACTATCCCCGCTTGGCTGGCTCCAGGAGAGGGCATTATACCCGTTAATCGAGTAATGCAATACGGGAAAACCGCAATATCTCGTATTATAGATGGGTCAATAGACCCAATGGGGCTAAATGCCTTAGCAAACGTCTCTTCTCGCTCCTCTAGGATAGCAAGTCCTACACAACCTAGTTTTAATCAAGGAGGCTTTACTTCCAGTGCTATGTCTGCTAATCAGGCAGAACAAAGGACAGGACAACAGACTTCCTCCTCTAGGACTTTTGTACAACCCGCGATTGTAGCAAATGAAGACACGATGGATACCCTTCTCTTCGGCGGAAAAGGCGCACTCCTTAGAAGATTTAAAGATTGGGGGCCAGAAATAAAAAGCGCATTAGGAGTAACTTAATATGGCTGACGTTATTTGGCTGGAAGGCTTTGAACTTGATGCCGACAATGATGGACTTGAAGCTAAATATCAAGAAGTAAACGTATCCAGCACACACGGGCCTAGAGTGTTGGGAAATCAATCCGTTACGATATCCAAACTCCTCTCTCATAGTCTTGGGACATCTCAAAATATGTATATGGGCTTTGGGTTTTATGGAAATCCTGGATCTGGAACTAGAAAAGTCCAATGGTTCGATGGAGCTAGTAAACAGGTTTACTTATCTATTTATAGGGATGACCCCTCTGATACCTTTTGGACTATGGCGGTATATAATGGAGACGATACCCTTTTAGGAACTGCCGCTACTACTTTAGCCGCTAATACTTGGTATTATTTAGAGTGGCATGTCTACTTCCACGGCTCTGCTGGAACCGTAAGTCTTAGGATTAATGAATCCGTTGATTCTAATTTTCCGCTTTCTAGTAAAAACACAGCGCCTTCAGGTAACAACCAAGCAGACCAGTTTAAATTTGGTGACTCTTATAATGTGAGAGTCGATGATATCTATGTAACTACAGATGCGTTCCTAGGAGACCAAAATGTTACGGCGTATTTCCCAAATGGGGATGACACATCGGATTTTAGCTCAACTGGAGGTAATAACTATACCGAAGTTGATGATGCGGCTGATTCCTATTCTGAATCCACTTATGTATATAGTAGCACTCTCAATCATGTAGACCTCTATGAACATCAAAACACTTCAGGCATTACTGGAGCGATAGAGGCTATCATGGCTGTTACTTATGCAGGACTAAATGAAGCAGGACAACGGAAATTCAAAGTAAGGCATGAAGATTCTGTAGTAGAGTCTGAAAACGACCTTACAGGAACCGAACATACTGTTTCAGGAACAGCTACCTTCGCTTATACTGATATTGCTACCGAAAACCCCGACACTTCTAATCCTTGGACTACAGGAGATATAGACGATATCCGATTAGGCCCTAAGATTACACTTTAAGGATTAATTATGGCTACTAGATGGATTGAGGGCTTTGAGAATGCCCGAAATGAAACCTATTTAAATAGAAAATACAGATCCCAATCCGGAGTTGCTGGATTTGTAACGGGAAAGCACGGCGGTTATGCTGGACGATGGGATACCGATGGATACCTCTACACTAAAGCCTTGACTACAGCAAACGAAAACGAATGGTATATCACCTGGAGACAAAAAGTAGCGGCAAATACGGGAGCAGGAACTCCAGGAGATGCAGAATTTATGGGATTAATCTTCTTTGCCGATACGGACTCCTCCCTCACAGAGCAAGTAGCTCTTACTTTAGAAAGAGTAACCAATAACTCCTATCAATGGAAGCTTTATCGAGGCGCAGATAGATCTGGTTCTCTTATCGCTACCTCTAGTTCTTTTTGGGCAGAACGATGGTATCATTTCCAATTAAAGGTGATTCTTGAGAATGCCCCCAATGGAGCTTACGAATTAAAAATAGATGGAACTACAGATGTCTCTGGCTCTTCTGTAGACCTCTCTGAACTATCTACAAATGAGGGAGCCGACTCTATAGGTTTTAAACTGGATGCTCAATTTGCTACAGCAGTAAATGTAGACATCGACGATATTATTATGAACGATTCTACAGGAACGGCCAATAACACTTTCTCTGGAGACGGTATTGTTCGGGGAGAGCTGCCTGATTCTGATGGAACTCATTCCGAATGGACCCCCTCTACGGGCTCAGACCATTACGCCCTCGTAGATGATTCCGATACTTCCCCAAGCGATAGCGACTTTGTATCCGCAGAATCAGACAACCTCAGAGACCTATGGGGCTATGGGGCTATCACTAAGATTAAAGACGATAATGCCGCTATTCAAATAAATACCTATGCTGCTATGCAATCTTCTGGGTCTAGAGACTTTAAACACTACATGGAATCTAATGGAACAGAAACAGAAGGCTCTACAACCTTTACTCTCTCCGATGTAGCATGGAATTGTTTTTCTGAGGTTGTGGAAGAAGACCCAGACACAACTGCGGCTTGGACCGCTTCTGGCTTAAATGCCGCTGAGTTTGGAATTAAGACAGTAGCTTAATAATAGCCAAAGGACTAGCTAATTAATGGCTGATTTGCAAGTATATAAATTCGGTATCGAAATGTTATCGAAGACTCCCACAACTGCCCATACGACTAGGCAGGATGTAGAAGTCTTCGCTAAAAATGTAGCAAATCAGGCACAACTAAACGTGTATAAATTCGGCATTGAGGTTCTTTCTGAGACTCCCCTAAAGGCTGGAGTTACAAAGCAAGATGTAGAAGTATTTGCTAAAAACGTAGCAAATCAGGCACAGTTTAATGTATATAAATTTGGTATCGAAGTTCTTTCCAAAACTCCTGTTCCTATAAAAACGACTCGACAAGATATAGAAGTCTTTGCAAAAAATGTAATAAATGATGCTCAAATCAATATCTACAAATTCGGATTCGAGGTTCTCTCCAGAACAGGGCCTATCCTAACTAACCCAAAAGCAGAACCTACGTATTGGAATATCTTTTTTAAGAACTGGGCAGATAACTTTGTATTATCTACCGCCTATAAAACCAATATATCGATGTCTCAAGACACCTTAACGGAAGCCAGGAAAGGACTCCTGGAAAAGCCTCTAAGAACCGCCTCTTTTAAATGGTCTGCTTTAGAGCGAAAAGAATACGATAAGATGCGAACCTATCTCCGAAAACTTACGGACGAGAGAAACTTCGCCCCTATCTATTCTGACTTTATGGTAGTAAACCAAACGACTCCCGCTTTATCTACTTTTATATATTGTGACCCTACAGATGTTAGACTATTTAAAAATCAAAGGATTGCCATTGTTAAACAAAGCGAAGGAATTTTACCTTCTGAAGATTTTAATCCCATTATTCGAGAAGTTGATAGTATCTCGGTAAATAGGATAGATTTGCAATCTGCTTTGCCTAATATAGAATTTACGGCAAATCAATACATCATCTTCCCTCTATTTGATGTTCATACAGTCCTAGAACCTACGATTACTTTTGGGCCTGGGCCTGAAACAGGAGAGGTAGAACTAACAGTCCAAGAAATAGCAGGGAACAGCACCCTACCCGCTTCCTGGACGGGAGATCCTCCAGTATCCTTTTATGGAGACTACCCTATCTTTACATTTGAGCCTAATTGGACGGAGCCTCCTAAAATCTCCTATCTAAGAGAAGGAAGCATAGACCAAAAAGGACATGGCCTATCTGAAAACCTCTTAGGAGACCGTTACAGATACAAACAAACCTTCGAAGCAGGATTCGAACGAGAAGACGCTTTTAATCTAATCAAATTCTTTGACTCCAGGAGAGGTAGACTATTACCCTTCTGGATGGTAGACCACGACTATTCCTGGAGATTCGCGGCCATTAGTGGCCCCTCTCTTACCTTTATTGACCTGGAAGTAGAGGGAGACTTCACGGAATTTACGGAAGACCACGACTATATCGGGATTATAATGTCTGATGGGACTGCCTACGTGCGCGAAACCGCCTCTTTCTCTCAAGTAGGAGATTTATATAGAGTAACCGTTACTTCCGCCCTGCCTTCTTCGATTATCCCAAGAAATGTCGTAAGGGTGTCACGAGCTAGACTCTCTCGATTCTTAAAAGACGAGTTAGAGGAAAATTGGATTACCTCAAATTGGATGCAAACAGAAATTGCTACTATCGAGCTTCTAGAAGAATCTGATGTGGAGCTAACGTAATGAGTGATGCTTTAACCCTTCCCTCCAAAGTCTCCTACGTTTTGATTCGCTTAACGTATGGAGGAACTGGGAATTTACAATATAAGGCATACACGAATTGGACTAGCCAACTTCCCGGCAATCCTATTTTTGAAAGTGTGCCTACGATGGAAGTTACTGCCCCAGAGAACACGGGGGTTTTAGATGCGAAAACCTTAACTTTAGAAATGCCCTTAGATTCTTTGCTAACCTCTATGTCCTCTGGGGAAGCTTTCTCTGCTGTATTCGTAGAAGCAACAGAAGTTATCTTGCCTATAGAATCAGGCCCCGCAGGGATTAATCGTAAATTCTTTCGGGGAAGGCTCCAAAAAACCATAAGAAATCCTGGGGGAAAAAGCAATCGAGTTAAACTCGAATTCAAGAGCCCAAAAGGACTTCTAGAAGTTCCTATGGGAATTCCTGCGAATCACCATTGCCCTTGGACTTTATTTAAGGGCGGTTGCGGAGTTGTCGAAGCCTCCCATACCGTAAACTTAACCGTATCCTCTGTAGATGGAAAAATTGTCACCGTATCTAGTGACCCCGGCAAAACTGGAAACTATTTTCATCGGGGATTTGCTAGATATCAAGGCCAAAGGGTTGGAATTCAATATTGGAGCAACTCAGCCCCTACTACTTTTCATATGATAAGAACGCCCTCCTCAGATTGGGAGGGTAACTTAGTGGGATTTTTCGCAGGATGCGATAAAACGATAGAAACATGTAGAGCTAGATTTAACGCAGAAGATTATTTTGCAGGAATAGGCTATGCTATCCCCGCCTATAACCCCAACCTGGAAGACCCAGAATAAATGAAATATGAAACGCTAGATTTGATTTGGAAGCCTATCGGGAAAGGAAGAAGAGCCCAACTTTTAACTTTAGAACTTTACAAAATACTAAAGTCTTGGGAAAAAACCCCCTATATGGAAGGACAGTGCGCTAAAGGATCTGGAGTTGATTGTATCCGGTTTATAAGTTCCGTTTTGTCGGTACTTACTTCCTCTTCCCTACCTTTAGAAACGCTCCCCTCAGATGCCTCTTTACACAATCGCGAAACAACGCAAAAAGCATTAAAAGTACTAAGAAACACGTTTCCCCCCAACAAACTACATAAAAGAAAAACAGTACAACCCGGAGATGTATTAGTAACCGGCCCCCCAGCAGGAGGCCCTGGTCATGCTATGATAGTGGGAACAGAGCCCTACACCCTTTGGCATACTACCCAAAGAACCGGAGTCTGTAAAACTGGATTTAGTCTCCCGCCTAAATACCAAAAGGTATTTGGTATCTATAGATTAAGGAATCGAGGAAAATGGCAGTTGAACTGGCGATAGGTGCTGTCGGAGTAGGAATGCACCTTTTGGCTAATCTCTTGATGAAGCCAAAAGATAAAACCCCCGTAATAGACGATAAGCCCACTACCTTATCGACTAGAGGTTCCTATATCCCTTGGCTTTGCGGCACTCGAAGACTCGGACCTGTATTTTGTTATGTAGGAGGACGATCCACCACAAAGGAAAAAGCAGGAAGCGGAGGCAAAGGACTCTTTGGGGGAGACGAGCCCAAGCAAGTTATCTACCACGAGCAAGGCTTACACGCGCTTTGCGTAGGCCCTGCATTTAAGCTCCATCGAATCTACCAAGGGGGTAAGGTAATCTTCGAAGGGCCTATCGACTCTACAACTCACCCATCCGGGAGTACTGTAGACCTCGGCAAAGAGGGCTCCTTCGAGATTTGGTGGGGAATAGGCCCCTCTGATGCTGGTTGGGGAGCGTTAAATACCTGGAGCACATTAAATACAGCTATAGGGATCGACTCCAAATGGCCTTACTTGTGTGCTGTCCTCTGGAACAAAAAACGACTTGGAACAGCAGCCCAATGGCCCCTAATCGAATATGTAATCGAGACACGGCCTACCAATTCCGTTCTTAGCGATACTTCCGCCTATATGGTCCCCGAACAAATCGCGGGAAGCACAGTTTACCCCGTTACGGACTCCAATGATGGGGCTCCTGGAGTGGGGTATTTTAAAGTTGAGGGAGATGTAACCCCTTACTTTAAGCCTGGGAATGAAGTTGACTGGGATCCTGATTCCGGAACAAACAGCGATATTACTGTTCGAGATACGGATACCGCCCAAGAGGTAGATTATGTCAACGGAGATATCACCGTATATAAAACGATTACTACCATATACTTCGATGAAACTCTATCGGGAACCTCTTCGGATGATACCCTAAACCCCTACGAGGTATCCGCAGGATTCGGAGTAAACCCCGCTCACGCTATGGCTGAGGTTTTATTCGCGGATTACCCTAGAGGATTAGCACTAGACCAAGACGACTGGGATTTAGACGCTCTGGAGGCCCTTGGTACGCTCTGTAGTGCGCCCAACGAGGATTTATTCTCTAACTGGATAGGACAAAACGGCGAAACGGCTCAGGCGATTCTAGGAGCTGGAATGCAAGATTTGGGAGTTATGGCCCCCTTCGATATGGATTCCGGGAAACTCACGTTCCGACCAGTAAGAGAGCCTCAAGTGGGAGAAACACAAACCCTTGATGAGAAACAAATTACGTCTCCTCTCACTGAGCGAGAGGTAGACCACGGAGTCAAACGAGCGGATAAGCTCATTTTTACCTTCTCAGACCAAGCCTACAACTACCGGGATAATACTATAGCTATCGACGAGGACGGGCAAGGTAGCTATCTAGAATACCAAAATGGCAGGAAAGTAGACATCACGATAGCCACTAACTTTGAGGTAGCCTCTAGAATCGCGGAAAGACGCTCTCAAGAAGAGTTAGCTGGAAACAACGTCTACACTATAAATGCTAATCGAGAGGCCAGACTCTTGCTTCCTGGGGATGTCATCGTCCATCCAGATATAAACGAAGTATTACGAGTTACTGAAATAAACGCCCAACCAACAGAGAGTAAGACCAAGGTAAAAGCCGTGGCTGACTTCTACGGGGTCCCTCTAAGCGATTTTAGTAATACTGAGGGCGGCGGGGAGTCCGATTTTGACCCTGTAGCAGCGGATTTAGCGATTAACTTCGTGGAAGTCCCAGAAGTCGCGGCTCCTGGGGCGGGTAAAATGGCTGCTTGGGTTCCTAAGATACGCGCTCATGACCAAATCGTAGGCTCTGGTATTCATCTCTCTACCGATGATGTAGCTTACGAATACCAGCTAAATGAGACTAATATCCACGCTGGAGGCTCTCTGATAGACGCTATCGAGGCAAATGACCCCTATTACCAAGCCCAAGGGCCTACATTCACGGCTCTGGGAGATGATATAGCTACCGTAGAGGATTTAAGTACGGGAGCGGCTAACAAACTCCTATGGGAGCGAGGAAAACAAATCGCCGTTATCGGACGAGAGGCGTTCTTCGTAAGGAATATCACAGCTCTTGGGGGAACGACTTACCGATTGGATGGACTAATCCGGGCTAGATGGGATACAGATGCAGAAGCTCACGCCTCTGGAGACTCCGTAATCATCTTCCAGTACGATGAAGTAGAATGGCTTGATTCTTTGCTATTCTCTCCGGATGTAGACTTATACGTTAAAGCTACAGCCTACTCTGGAGGCGGGGAAATAACTCTGGATGCTGCTCCTAAACTAAAGATAAGCACAACCCAAGGTAAGGGGCTAGTTCCTATGCGCTGTCCAGCGATCTGGGTAACTTCGCCTTTTCTTTGCTCCCCTGCCTTCTATACAGGTAATGATATTTCCGTAAAATGGAGCTATCGTACTTTGTCCGGAGCAGGACAGCAAGGATACGGGCAATCTCACGTTTCAGAAGACGTGGACGGTTCTTATATCTTACGAATCACAGATGGAGCAGATATTGTAAAACGGGTAGAAGCTCTAGATGCTGATACTACGACCTACACTTACGACAATGCAGATATGGTAAGCGACTTCTCCGGAGAGCCTACTACCTTAAAATTTAAAATTTATGTATATCGAGGAAGCTATGAATCCGAAGCAACCTCTATAACAGTAACTAGGGAGTCTTAAAATGAGTAGACCAGAACGACAAGCAATTGGATCCTTAGCGGAAGCTTGGGATGGACCCACAGATGCAAATTTCCAGGCCATTTTTGATGCGCCTACGCCCGTATTTCAAGTAGCTGACTTATCTACCCTAACCTCTACTTATACCGCCTCTTCTTATGATGATTGTATGGCTATTACGGCGGATACCCACGAAATTTACGTCTCTAACGGATCTACCTGGGTAAAGAAATCAGCAACTACTCTAGATTACAGTACCTCAGAACAAGATACAGGAATTGACTGGTTATCCGGGTCTTATCCTAGGATTTATCAAAAGACTATAGACTTAGGAACCCTCCCTACAGCAGCTACAGGAACTAAATCTGTAGCCCACAGTATTTCCAATTTGGATTTGGTAATAAAACACGAATGTTGGATTAATAACGAAACCGCAGGAAATCAAAACCCAGTTCCTTTAGTTTCTACAGTAGCATCCTCAAATGTCCAGCTCCAGATCAATGACACTAATGTAATAATAAAAGTAGAAAGCGATAGAGATGATTCTACTGGGTATTGTACCCTTTTCTATACTAAATCAGCGTAATCGCCTCCCTCCCATAAGCCTCGTCAAGTCCCTGGTCCGCTTGACGGGGCTCCTCCCTAAACGCAAAAACCCCGACACTTCCTAAGAAATGTCGAGGTCTATGCAACTCCCTACTCTAAGATTTCTACAAAAAGGTCAACCCCCCCTTTGCTACTTTTTCGAGAGTCATTGGAGACCCGCCCAACTTTTACGTTGAGAATCAAGGTACTCGTCTATAGCCTTTCCCTTAATCGAGGCATAGCCTTATCCGGGCCATATATTTTTACGTCTCTGATTGATCTGACCAATATCCTTCGCTGTCCTGAAAAAGCTTTACATCTCCTACCGGATCTGCTTCCGTACTTGTCCAACGAATAGTCTCAAACCGAGAAGGTTTTCCCCAAGGAGATTCCTCATAAAAATAAGGTCTTTCCCAATACGGAACAACCCAAATAGGGCCACGAAGCTTTGTCTGAGAACAAGCACAAGAACTTATCCAAGGGGGATATGCTGTATTACACAAAGGGCAAACCCAAGGTCTCTTATCACCCATTTTATACTCCTACGTAGCAGCATTCCACCAACCGTAGTGGTTTTTCACAACGCCTAAAAGCGTAATAGAAAACCCTACAACATTCTGTATATTTGCTTGAGGCTGCACGACAATATAATCCCCAAGAGACCCCTTTAGGGTAATCGGTCTCCCGAAGGTGTTCATAAAATCCAAAGTTCCTATCACTTGGTCGCCTATCGTACCTCCCCACTCAGAAGCCATTACGTTACAAAGAGTTCCACCCCACTTTAGGGCATCGATATTTCTTCGAAACGTGACTCCAAAATCTCCTGTAACGTCTTGTAATAGTTGATCCGTAGAGGGAGTTACTCCCGTCTGGTCCCAAACAGAAACATTTGTTCCTTTTCGTTTGATTTTAATAAGCGTTCCTACATCTGTCCCCAAAGCAGCTCCAGACCCAAATCCATCGGAATCAGCTTGAGCCCCCGCGCCGATAGAGATCCGATACATCATCCTCTTTATCTCAAGAGTCTCTCCGTCTTTTGCAGCAAGCCAATAAAAGTTACCGTCCTTGGCTCCACCATCAGAGTGGTCGCCCACCATATCTAAAGTTCCTGTAGTGTTTCCGTTTAACCCTACAGGCTTAGAAAAAATCCTATCCTGATATGTTCTTAGTTCATAACTATCCGTCATTATTCAAAAACCTCCAATCGTACTTTTCTTTTATTTATCACTACAGCCCCATTGCACCAATTGGGCTTATTTACGTAAGCAAATCCTTCGGACTTCTTATCGCCCAAGAATCCTGCCTCTACTCCTACTATCTGGTTTGGCCCTCCAGGTATCCCCGCTTGCGTATGGATTAAAGCTAAGCGATGACAATGCCCCATCACCATATCCTCTCTATATTTTAACTGCTCTTTCTTTACAGAGCCTCCAGCATCTACGCACGTATGCCTTCCGTGCGTATATAGGATTCCGTCTATTCGAAGTTCGGATCTCGCAGGAACCCAATGGATACCGAAATCGTCTAAACCCAAAAGATTAGGAACTTTAAGACACTCATATTCTAAAAGTTCTGGAGAATTCCTTAATAGGTATTTGGTTTGTCGTTCTTCGTGATTCCCTTCTAAAATATAATCTATACTATTAGGAGATACCTTTTTTAGTTTTTTAAAGAACCTTCTTGCCTCTTGGATCTCGTACATAGAAGAGTAGGACTTAGGCTTTTTTAAATACCTAGAGAGATTATACATATCTAAAGTATCGCCCATTAGAACAGTATGAGTAGGTTGCTCACATCGTATAAGTGTTAGGAACTCACTAACCGCCTTCCTGTTATGGAAGGGGAAGTGGATATCTCCTCCAGCAACTACTTTATATCTAGGCTTCGTTACTCTCATTTAATAATTCTACCTTATTTTTGCCTTCCTGTCCAGCCCTTTTTAATTTTCTTGCCATAGCTGCTGCCCCGTTTCCCCTTCCTGCGTAAGGAACCAAAATAGAAACAAGAGTAAATCGCTTTCCACATTCGGGGCATTTGGCAGTAGCGGTCTTTCCTCCTCGTCCTGCGGAAAAGGAGTGCGTTATTTTTAAACGGATATCGCATACATCACAGAGCATTAATAACTTTCTGGTGGTTTTTGATATAACCTTGAACAAATCTTATTCATTATACCGATTAATGCCCCATCTTCCCAATCCGCAAAAAACTTTTCTCCAGCAAATGTGGGAGGATCTAAACAGATCCCCATAAACTTTTTCTCTTTATCATGCCACAGTACATCAAACTTAAACGAAGCAAAAGAACAATTCGATTTAAAATCTTTATATTTTTTCATTACCTCAATTGTACCCCCACCCTCTTATCTGAGCGTTTCGTCGTAATAATCCCTCCAGAACCAGTCATATAATAAAAAGTTAATACCATAGCATCTGCTCTATCGGGGGACATCTTGTTATTCCTATCCGCAAACTTCTCTTTCGTCTCCAGCTTCAGCCTTCCTTTAGGGGCCTCATACTTCCTGGAAGACAATTGATGGAACAATAGCCTATCATACTTTAGATGAACCTTCCTCTGCTTTAACAAATTCGAAAAATGGAAGTACGCCTCCGTAATCTTATTCTGGTAATCCTTCGAATTATGCGCGTGAGCATGGAAGTAAAACTCTAAAATCTGCTTCCCTCGGTCATGGTAATTATAAGCAAGCCCCCCTCCCAAGCCTCCCATATCCTGTACATATTTCACGACATCATCAGACCAACCAAGAGATTTTTGTCGTTCAAACGCCTCCAAAATCACCGTAATTGGTTCCGTCTTGGTGTAAATCTTTGTGTCTACTACAGTTCCACCTGAGCGCGCATAAACGACAGATTCGTCGCTTCCAAATCTGGCTAGGTCTATCCCTACCTGCTTAGAGCGGTCCAACATCATAGCGCAACGGTAAGGGTCGGTCTTCGTACAGGCATGTAAATCGTCTATATTGATAACGGTATCTCGATCCACCTTCGGGAATTTCCCCAATACCCTAAAGCGATACAAGTCTGAGTCTCTACCGTATTGGTCCTCCAGCGCCTTGATGTGGTTTTTGTCTACGATAGGCGACTCTTCCGAGTTAAAGGTAAACGTATGCCAAAGGTGTTGCTGTTCGTTAAAACAATCAAAAAACGCCGTATCCCGGTCCGTAGGATTCGAGATTAAAAAGATGAGGTTTCCGGGTTGTGTCATAGTCCCTAAGCATGTTTCGATAATTTCCCGGTCAACCCCGGTCGCCTCATCTATAATTACTGTAAGGTAAGGGTGATGGACTCCAGCGGCGTTCTCTTTCTTTGCGGCGGTAGCTACTTCGATAGCGTATTTCCCATCTCCCAAGAATGAGATTACCTTCTTCTGGGCTCTAACCATTGCTCTTAGAAATTCCGGAGCATGTTCTAGAGACCGCTCGCATTCTTTCAGCCAATTCTTCGCTTGTTTCTCTGAAGGAGCCATAACAACGCACCACGCCCCAGGATGTCTGAACTGCCGAAAAAGGGCAAGAACCGTTGTAAGTGCGGTTTTCCCAGGCCCCTGACCAGATTTGACTGCAATACGGCGTAGCTTTTGTTCTGGTTTTGCTATAGTTTCTTCCCATTGTACACATTTCATAATCTCCGCTTGTTGCCAAGTTGGTTCGAAACCTATAAGGGCGGCAAACTTAAAGATGTCGTCCCTAAACTCGCTATAAATCTCTTGGAATGGCGTTAGCACAGCTTGAATACTCCCTCCTATTTTCTCTGATAATTGTTTTATAATATCGGGAGGTTCAAATCCCCTCTCTCTAATTTCAGAGATAACATAACGATCCCTCAATTAAACACTTCCTCCTCCAGTGAATTTAGAGAAAAAGAACATCTTTACGGCGGCTATGGTGGCCCCAATCACCGCCGTAAAGGTAGCAGAAATAAGCCCAAGGCCCCATTTGACTTTAGTTTCTAGGGATCCCACCCTATCCACTAATCCTCCTTTTCCCTCCTTTCCTAGACACCTTTCCGTACACTCTTTCGAGTGTTCGTGCAAAGCATCCATCTTACCTTTTAAGTAAGCAATTCCTTCTCCTTGCTCCTGGAGATGATCTCTAATGGTTTTATCCTTGGGCTTTTCTGCTGGCATTTACGCTAATTCCCTTGTTTGTAAATATAATTCCTCTTTAAGGCCATTTCTAAAAAATAAAACAGCCTCTAAAAGCTCCCAATACGCCAAATCCGTAAGTTTTTTTCCTTTGTATAAGGTCTTTTCTGCTTCGAGTATAATTCTTTGGCGTTCTTTTAAATTAGTCCCGTAATTCATCGGTAATATTGTCCAATAAAGAGTCCAAAAAGACTTTTCGCTCTTGTTCCAATCGCTCATCTGTCTTTTTGGTGATTTCTAAAGCCAAATCTCTAGCTTCTTTTAAACTAATCTGTTGGCGCATCCGTAATATTGTCCAAATATCGCTTCAAAATAGCCGAATCCCTTAGATTAATCCTTCTGTGTAGATACGAAGTATTCAAATCTTCGTTGCAATAACGGTCATGTCTGGCAATTATTGCATAGAAAAACGTGATTCCCTCTTCTGTAATCGGGATTTCCCCAGTCGTAAAGACTTTTACTGCGGACGACTGATAAAGATACGCTACCCGCTCCTTATCTGTGATATCCGGATCAAATTCCACGTATTCGTCGTGTCTTACAATAATATCGGCTGCAATTTCCCCCGTAGCCTCTGGCATTTCTTTTACATTCAAAGAAATACAGGAAAAACACATAAGGCCAATGAAAAATGATGCAATAACGAGAGGAATCAGAAATCTACCTACATCTGATTTTGTTCCGCCCCCATTTTTTTGTTGGTTATAGATACTCCCAATTCCTACTAATCCGATAAGGACCGTAGCGATCTCCGTCTGTCCTAACCACATTGCGATAATGGCTCCCATCAGGGCCAAAATCTTAATCACCCAAGCTCCATCTTGATACCAAGGCATATATTTAGTCCTTTCGTTAAATCGTTGCTACTAAAGCTTTTGATGCCACTTCGAATACCAGCATAAGGATACTGTTCAAGCTCACAAGCCCCTTGGATACCAACTTCACTTGGTATTGCTCTTGCAAAGCATTCAATTGCCGCAAGAGCCGGTTCATGTGTTCTGATGAGGCATCCGATTGCATAGCCAACGTCATGTCTGTAGAGATTGCCGAGGCAAATTCCGTCAAGTCCGTAGCAGCATCCTTCTTAAACTCTTGTAAAAGATTCGTCAATCGTTCCTGTAATGCTTCTTTCAATTCGTCCATTTTTGCTCCTTAATCAAAATACGTCAAATTAATACTTAGGATTCTGTGTGGGGGTATCCAAACTTCTGTACTCTCTGGATCCCCCGTGGACCCCGGATACCGAAATCCCTTATTCGTAATGTTTTCCAGGAGGTTATCTATCGCTTGATTTCCACCTGATACGTCCACCGTTCTCCTGTGGACTTTATATCCGTGGAGAGCGTTTATGTCCTCCACCAAAACCTCTAATCCTACCTTATTTTTCTTCGGGGGCATCTTCTTCCTCTTTTAACCATCTAAAGTTAATCTCTCGTATCCTATCTGGAGGGAACCAAACGTATTCGTGCGCTTCCACTATTACCCCGTTTTCTATCCACTCCAGGATGTGCTCTTGAGGACTCTTGTAAGCGCAATCCTCTACCTTTAAGTACTGATCCGTATCATAATCCTCTTTTTGGATATGGATTGTAAATTCTACTATCTGCTTCATTACTTAGGCCCCTTCAATTTCTTCGTTTTTGCTACTTCATACATTTCCTGTAAGTATTTCCCCATCGTGCTTCCTGATTCGTTCGTTTGCTTCAATCCTAACATTTCCGCCTTCAACTTTATCGCAGCGAGGGCGGTTCTCAGTTCGCCGTCCTCCTGCGCTTTGGCTTTGATGCGCTCTATATCCAACAAGAGAAGAGCTTGATGCGCCTTCTTATCAATATACATCAATTCTTGCGAAGAGTCAAGAGCTATTTTTAAAATTCTTTTGGTTTCTGGGAGATTAAACTCGTAATTAGAGGAGAACCAATCGATAGCCGAGAGGGTTCCTTGGGTTACGAGAGCCTCAATTCCTTCTTTGATAAGGGTTTGCTCAAAGGCCATAATCTCAGGCGCACTAGGAAAGGCGGCTTGGATAGTGTTTGGGTCTAGGAAAGATTTCATTCCTAGTGAGGACTTATGAGTAGCATAAAGAGATAGTCTCTGGGCTAAAAAGTCTAGGGTTTTTAGGTAGTTCTGGATTTTTGGATCCTTCGCCGGGAGGTAATCACCATTCATATTATGGGGTTTCTGGGGTGGGAGGATGCTCATCGTGGCTTCTTGTAAATCTAGAGCATATTTAGCTCTAGTATTGGACTTAGAGCCTGGGACTTCGGCGGTCCACATACTCTCTTTCTTTTGGTCGTGGATGAGGCTTAGGCCCTGGATTAGAGATTCGTCGGGCTTAATGGCTCCCCGGATGTGAGCGAGCTCCCGGACTAGCCGATACGCCGTTAGTAATCGTTCCTGATAAGTAGACTCACCGGTAGCTTGGTCATAAGCGACCGCCTCTCTCCAAAACCGTCTCTGTTCCTCTGGGGCGAATTTATTTCTCTTTATTCCCCCGTAGGTTTCTTCGAAGTTCGACATCTATATTCCTTAAAGCAGTAGAGGCATACCTCATACTTTAGCCCATTCGCTTTAGTAAGATAGCTATAAGGCCTCGTTTTCTTACATCGAGTACAGTACCTATTAAAGAGATGCTCATGGTCCACTTGCATAAGCTTACCTCCAAACAGGACTGCTAGATGTAGCTAGAATTTCAGATATAGTATATCATATGGACTGTGAAAAGTCAAGTAATTTTTAAAAAATATTTTATGGGTAGTTTTGGGTAGGTTTTAGGCTATCTGTTTTAAATAAATGGCTAAAAAATAAATCTCCAAATTTTTTTGAAGTTCGTACTTGATTTAGATTAAATGGCTAAAAAATAAATCCCCAAATTTTTTTGACGGCGCGTGATCTAACGGTTTGCATATTATATGAAGCATATCCCTCACGCAGCCTTGCAAGGGGAAGGAGAAACGATAACCCCTTGCAAGACCGCGAGTTATGGCTATCTATAGAATGCCTCACCCCAAGGATCAAGGGTTATCACCGTTTCGCCCGTCTCATCGTAGAGATCTAAAAGCTCAAGGCCAGAAAGCTTGTCTGCCGCGAACAATCTCGCGGCATTGATACTATCGAAATTTTGCCTGTTGTTAGAGTCCTTTTCTTCGCCCGTTTCTTCGTTAATTATGAGTCCTCTATACTTTGATTGATTTGGTAGCATGTCTATTTCCCCTCCTTCATCATGGCCGTCACGAGCCAGAAAAACCTTTTAACTTCGCCGTTATTGCCGATTCTTGTGTATTCGTATTGAGTAACCTTCACATTGCCGTTCTTCATTGCCTTGCTTGCTTGCTTGTCCATTGCGTTTCTCCTTAATTCAGGTCTATAATATCGCTTTGAGTATAATAACAATCCTCACACACCATTGCGGATTCCCCATCACGGAAAACCATGATTTGCGGCTCTTTTGCCGATACTTCTTTAAAGCAATCAGCACAAGCTTTTTTCACTTCGCTCATCGTCGTTTCTCCTATAAAGTAGTATTAATCGTTCACTACTTATATATTATCATGGTTTGGATTAAATGTCAAATAATAATGGAAGAAAAATTGAATTTTTTTGGTGGAAGGTATTCTATCAACATGTATAGCAATTATTACAACGCAAACCTTTAGGATAGTACGTATACGATAAATCTTTCACTTTTATTTCTTTCCTACATACCATACAAATTATCTTTCTTTCCCCCCTTCTCCTTTTCCTCTCTCTATAGCACACCTTGCAGCATAACCCATTACAATAGTAATAATCCTCAATACTATCAACTATAATATCTTTTTTGCATTCATCACAAACAGCTTTCATCGTCGTTTCTCCTTTATTACATTGTCTCTTAACCTCAATAAAACCCTACCATACTATCAATCCATAGTCAAGGAAAAATCTTTTTATTAATCCTCTTGCGTTATCCCCTATCCTCTTTATCTATGGTTTTCCTTACTATATCATACCTACCGAAAGGATCCCTTGCTACTTGTACTATCTTAATCATAATCTTCTATCCTCCTGAATTCCTCTTCCTTTGCGTCCAATATTAGTTCTGTATTGCAAGTAAGTCTTACTCTATACTTATCCTCTTGTAAACATTCTACTATCTTTCCCTTTTCCCGCCTATAGAGAGGATTGATATTATCTAATGTAATAATCTCCTCTCCTTCAAAGAAAAGCTCACCATTCCGTTCGTACGGTAGTTTAAACCCTCTGAAATACCCATTCTCCCAAGTGAAAAAATCCTTCTCTGATAATTCTTTTATCTCCTCCTCCATTCTGTAATAATAAACAGAATTATTTTCTATCTCCTCCACTATTCCAAGATAATCAAAACAAAATTCTATTAATTTCTCCGATAAATCCTCTTTGTCTGCTAAATCGAAGTCTATGTTAAATACCTTTTCTAATTCGCTTTTAAAATCTGATTCCCCGTAATTCTCCCAACACTCTTCTTTTGCTTCTGATTCTTTCTCATAATAATCTATTTCGTCGTAAATACAATAACTCTCTAAATCTTCTCTAATCTCCTCTACTCTCTCTATCAACGCCCTATTAGTAGGATCTATTAATATCTCCTCTATCCATCCACAAGCCCAGTGATTAACAGAATGTATTTCTATACTATCCTCTCCAAAGTCTGCTATTAAATCCTCTAATATCCTTTGATAATTACTTTCCTCTAATATGGAGGAATCCCTAGAATGGCCTGCACAAAGATACCAGTCTTTAAACGATCTATCCCCTATATAATTATCCCAAGAATCCAAACCTCCTGAATTCATAGCTTGATCTAATGTTCTAAGTTTATCACTTTTGAATCTTTTTACTTTCGGCATTATTCTCCCTCCACTACAATACCCGCTAGAATATCACATGGATCACCTTCCCCATTAGTGATAAACATTCCATGCTTTTCTGCTATTTCCTCTAATACCTCTCTATATATTTCATCCTTCATTGCCTCTCTTGATCCGAGACCTTCGCAACCTGGACAATTTATAGGGGAGATCTCATTATTCCCCTTTTCTACTAAATCGCTTATAAAATCCCTTTTCTCTTTTGGTATATCCTTCCATTCCTTACCGTATTTTTGGTATTGTTTTTCCGTATATTTCCTCTTTGCTTTCCAAAAGATTTCAAAAAAAGCTTTTGAGTAATGTTTATTGGGTAACTCTCCTTCCCCTTGACATACTGGACAAAGATCAACATTAGAACAAGCGAAAGGCATATAATACTTTCCTGATGGGGTAAGATTGAAAACCGTACCGAGAAAACACTGTCCTATAGGTTCTTCTCCTTCTATCTTGTCTCCCTTGTATTCGTGATAATTCTCAATTGCCTCTTTCTTGATACTTTTCCAGTCCCAAGAGGAGATCTCCTTTAAATACTCCTCTTTTAGTTGTTCACTTGTTTTCATAGTCTCTCCTTTACATATCAAATATCAAATTCTATTTGCTCAATTCCCGATTCAATACTTTTTAGTTTTGCCTCAAAATCCTCCCTTTTCATCCTCTTTTTCTTATCTCTATCGATTGAATTTAAATGCTTTCCCGTGGTCGGTCCCCAAAGATTTTCCGAAATATAAAGCTTTCCTCCAAAAGTAAAAGCAATGCAGGTTTTATAGCTAAAGTAAAAGCTATTATTCCCTATTTCTACTTTCAAAGCATTTTTCCCGTAATTCCCCCCCGCATAATGGTAATATCCTGTTACTTTCATGTTATTTCCTTTCCTAAATCCATTCTCTCTAATAAATCTAATACCTCTAAAATGTTTTTTACTCTCTCTAAATATTCTTTGTTTTCTTCCCTTTCTTCTTCAGTATAGATAGTAGAATCCAACATAGTATAGTAATCTATCAATAATAAACGAATCTCTTTTCTTTCATCTTTAGTCAAATTTGAATTACCCATAGTTAAACCTTTCTTTAAATAATAACGTGTTTAACGCATTGATCAATATAATCCTCAATAACCAAATAATGATCTCCTTCCGGCCAAACCACGCCAGTGCAGACCTTATCAACTATCTTAGCATCTCCGCTGTCTAACCTCTCCTGTATCTCTTCTATACTTACTACCATCTTATTACCTTTCTTTAAATGACATTAAATTAAATATCCTTACTCTTTTATTATACCCTATCCCCTATTCCCGTCTACTAAAAAATAAAAAATTTTACTTGACAAAACGTAAAACCCACTTTACACTTTACAAAAAGGTAAAATCGGCTTTACATAGCAAACATAATGCCAAACAAAAGACCGAGAAATAAAATTATTTTTTCCTTGACTTTTCTATTTTTACATTATGTAAACTATGTACAGATTCTGTACACTCACCAGTTTCTGGTCACCAGATCCTGACCACCTAATTAAATGCCATTCAAAGGACTGCCCATCAGGACTGATTTAATGGACTTAAATTCCGGACTCATTTTTCGGACTTTTTACCCTATATAAATGACGTCTAAGTTCTACTAATAGGAATGATTCCTGATAAGAGCCAAAAAGCGTTACCAAAACGAAACATAAAAAGTGTGCGCTCCCGCACGTTTTGTTTAATACCAAGGGTTTACAACCGTTTTGGGATCTAGTGGGAGAACACCAGATCCCGCTCTAACCGTCATAAGTTCTAAAGGTTTACCTAAATCTGGGAGCCTGGGAGCAATTTTAAACCTAATGAGATCGAAAATGAGTAAAGGGTTTTAATTTAATGTCTTTTAATTTAAATTTAATGTAATTAAATAAATCACGCTTAACTTATTTGTGATCTAGAAATGGTTTTTGCGCTCCCGCCTCCCGCTTTGACATAATACCTTACGGTATAAGGACTTCTGGCGGGAGTATGAATATAATTAGACTTAGCTCTAACCCCAAGGGCCATAAAGGTTTACACCTGGGAGGGCATTTTATAGTTGACAATTTTCGCTCCTAACCTCCATATTCGAGCCGTATTTACGTTGGGACCGACTCATACACCCCCCATACTACCTGTTTACGGCTAGATCACCCAATTACAAGTGTCAACACCGCCCTTCTAAGGGTGGGAATCGGGGTAAAGCTCGCATTTTAGCACTTTTCACAAAATAATTTTATTTTTTATTTTTGCAAATCTTTTTTTATATGGTAGTATTCGATTAGTTAAGGAGGACACTTAATAACGATAGGAGTATTAAAATGAAAGTAAATGGGTATGAAATTAAACCGAACGCAGACCTCAGAGGCGCATACCTCAGAGGCGCAGACCTCAGAGACGCAGACCTCACAGGCGCAGACCTCAGAGGCGCAGACCTCAGAGACGCAGACCTCACAGGCGCAGACCTCAGAGGCGCATATCTCACAGGCGCAGACCTCAGAGACGCAGACCTCAGAGGCGCAGACCTCAGAGGCGCATACCTCAGAGGCGCATACCTCAGAGACGCAGACCTCAGAGGCGCATATCTCACAGGCGCATACCTCAGAGACGCATACCTCAGAGACGCATACCTCAGAGACGCAGACCTCAGAGACGCAGACCTCAGAGGCGCAGACCTCAGAGGCGCATACCTCACAGGCGCATACCTCAGAGGCGCAGACCTCAGAGGCGCGAAATATGCTATCCTTAATCTCTTACGCTTTTATTGGGGTAGAGTCTCTGATAAATTAACCCTAGAACTTATGAGATGGGATGCTGTATCTGTGGGCATCCCCGCAATGAATAAATGGGCAAGGGAATCCAAATTAGACGAACAAAGTATCACACACAAAGCCACTCGCCCATTTGAAAACGCAGAACGGGAATTCTTTTTCAACGAAGACTACAAGATATGGAAACCAGGGAAGCCAAAACTAAACCATAAACAGCTCTTTAGAGCCTTATGTAAAGAGAAAGACATAAAGATATCTATATAACCCAACAAGATCGCTTAAAACGCGAATACGGCCCTCTCAGAAGGAATTAAACCACTATGATATCAGCCAAAATCATGCAAGTTATCTTTTACCTAGCGATTTTCACCCCCATCGCTCACGTCCTTTTTAAAGACAGGAGCAAATAATATGGACTTACAAGCTAATAGAGACTTCGCAGACATCCTATTTAACCAGTTATCGTCTTTGGCTTATCTGGGTATAGATACGCTGCTAGATGAAGCTCTAGAGTGGATCTGTGCTCGTTATGAGCCTTATGAGATCTATCCGGATATGGACTCGGAAACGGCGGATCCGGAAGAATACCTAAAACAAGAAGCCCTAGAAGCCTGGGTGGAAAACAACGGATACGTTAAGGAGGAGGACTAAAAATGGATAAATCCTGGAAGTGGGGCGATCCCTTAGACCAAGCTCCAGAATGGCTTAGAATGATAGTGCGGGGGACTGAAACTCCAGGGGGGCTTCCCCTTAAAGAGTTAAAAAAGCCCCAATTCATAATGCCTTTCAAACCACACTACTTATCTACTAAAAATGAAGAAATTGGTATATCTTTAATCAACTACGAAAAACTAAGATAAGGGAGGCAATCTATGATCAGACGACGAACCAAACAGGCAGTACTCGTAATCCTAATGTTTTTAACATCTTACGGACTCTATGAGGTACTGACTCCAGAGGAGCATCCTAAAGCCCTATCGACTACGAGTACCCCCACCCTATCAAATAGATGGCTACAGAACAATCCCTGGAACTATCCCGCCGAGTGGGAGGGAATTTGCTACCATCACGGCAAACCCGTACTTGACTATTTGTATATGCACGGTAAGAATCCGCCAGGATGGGAGGGAGTGCCTAAGTGCGATATCCCAAGAGCGGAATTTGCGAAAGCAGGACTGCATAAGGACTTCGTTTACTTATACGCTAGATGGGTACAGAGCAAAGAGAGGAATAAATAATGCAGAGTGAAGCGGCGCGGAAAAAATCCGAAAAGTGCATAGAAAAAATAGATAAACACAATAAAAGACTAGGAATTTGGGCTGAATATAAAGAAGTGTTATTAGAGGCAATCGCCACCGCCCTGGACGAGTTTGCGGCGGCACGGGCGGCAGATTTGGTAGAGGCTGGATTTAAGAACGGCAAAAGAGAAGCGTTTATGGGTTTGGAGAGGTTGTTGGGCGGAAAGTCCCTGTACATATATCAAGATTTAATAAACGTTGTTCTTGAATATAGATCAAATGACATAGTTCCAGAAAAAAGAAAGTCAGCCGCTCCCACCCTCCAAGCTACCGTGGAGCAGGCAGAGAAGGAGATAGGATATGGCGAGTAAGGAAGCGGAAAAGAAAGCGGAAGAGGTAAGACAAGAATTACAGAGATTTACAGAGGAAAGAATAAAGCAGAACAAATTATCTATTCCACTAAACAGCAACCTGGAGGCTATCATTGCCACCGCCCTGGACGAGTTCGCGGCGGCACGGGAGAAGTATAGATACGATTCCGCTTATAAATTGGAGGTGGTAAAACGAGAGAGGGAGAAGGCAAAGAGAGAAGCCTTCGCCCGGTTGGAGGCGTTGGCGATGAATAGGGGGTTAAATTATGATCTGTTAATCTTATGTAAAGAGGTGAGCTGGCAGGTACGGACGATGGACGAAAAAAACGAATATGCTCGCCTCCTTGCCGAAGCTCCCACCCTCCAAGCCACCGTGGAGCAGGCAGAGAAGGAGATGTGGAAATGATAATACTACAGCTTCTTTTTGGGCTTCTGACATACGACATTATAAAATATTATTTCTGGAAAGGTGCAAGGGAGGAACATCGGAAGGAGGTGAATAAGTGACAGGTAAGAGGAAGCGGATAATTTTATTAAAAAACCTCTTGACTAATCCTTAATAGTAGGGTATAATAAAGGCTCACCATATAAATAAGGAGCTAATATGCCAATATACGTTTATGAATGCGGGTGCTGTGGACATTCTTTCGAAGAGACTCAAAAGGCGGACGCAAGGCCCTTAGTCTGGTGTACCAAGTGTGATGGGGAGACCCTCCAGCGCGTAATCCAGCCTTTGATTGGACTGATTTTTAGAGGTTCCGGGTTTTACTGCACGGATAACCGCAAGCCCGATAGAATGACCAGTAAGGACAAGGACTATTGGCGGGGGAGGAAGGTGGACCTGGAGAAGAAGAACCGACTTAAAGAAGAAAAACGTAGGGACTTAGGATTAGGAAAGGAAGAATAATGGAACAGATATGGATGCACGAAACGATATTTTTTAGGGAATATGCTCCCCCTAATGCAGATTTAAGTAGTCATATTACAATACGGGTTTCTTCTTTGTCTAGTATTTTAAAATGGATACCAAGATTAAGATCTCAGCATAGTCTTCCTAATACTAAAATTTCTGTTAAATCGATAACCCCAAAGTTTTGCAACTCGTCCAAGGATAAGCCGATTAAGCTGAAGAGTAATGACTAAGAAACGTAAACGTAAAATCTATTGCTGTGAGGGGTGTGGGAGAGATTCTTACAAGCCCCTATGCTGGAGATGTAGAGTCTTTGGTGCCTCACAGTGGGATTCTACGAAGAGGGACTACAAACTACGGACTGGGAAGAAGGTAACAGAAACAGAAGAGGACTAAAAATGGGTAAAGAAGAAACCTGTACTGATTGTAAACATATAGATACTTGTTATTTATTTAATAAGATATATAAGTACTTTGCGAAAGTAGAAAAAGAATGGTTGTTTGATGGTGATAATGCTTTTTTTCATACGTTTATACATAATGGGTATGATGCAATAGCTGGAATAGGGGCACATTGCATGTCTTTTGAAGCTGAAGAGTAATGACTAAGAAGCGTAAACGTAAAATCTATTGCTGTGAGGGGTGTGGGAGGGACTCCTACAAACCCTTTAGTAGCGGATAGGTGTATAAGTTATTATAGTATTGACGAAGAGGACTAGAAAAATGGTTAAGGTTTTTGTTGATTATAAAAAAATAAAGAAAGAACATGAAGAAATTTTAGATTGGTATTTGCCAGAAGACGTAAATGATGAGTTAAGAAACATTATATTAGAGATTATAGAAAAAAGAGAAGAGAGGGGGATAGGATATGGATTTGAAGCGGGGTATCGATATGGCTTTTGGTTAGGAGAAGCATATAATAGGGAAGAGAAGAAGCTAGAGTAATGACTAAGAAGCGTAAACGTAAAATCTATTGCTGTGAGGGGTGCGGGAGAGACTCCTACAAGCCCCTATGCTGGAGATGTAGAGTCTTCGGTGCCTCACAGTGGGATTCTACGAAGAGGGACTACAAACTAAGGACTGGGAAGAAGGTATCAGAAACAGAAGAGGACTAGAAAAATGGCAAATAGGATTTACAAATATGAAATACTTACTAGGTAAAGATTGGATAGATATTTGGTTTGACGAATTCAAAGACGAAAATCTGGCCATTACGAATTACGATATTCTTATAAAGGCCGCACTGAAAGAAGGATACGAAAAAGGATACGCAAGAGGATACGAAGAAGGCGCGAAAGATAATATATAGGAGACTAAGATCAAACCACGAATCGGAATAACGAATAGCCAGACTCCCTCCCGCGCTAAAGGACTGAACTTAAAAGAAGATCCTAGGAGGATATACGCTTGGCCTGTATACTCCCTAGCGAAAGCTCTGCATACTCGATGGAAGTGTGATGCTCACTTCTTCGCTCATAGACACCCCAAAGGGCAGGTAGGCCCTATCCTTACAAAGGAAATACTACCTGCCCTCGTCCCTAATCATATACCGGAGATAGACGTATTCGCTATAGATATCGATACGCCTGGACATACGAAGTGGACCGAGAACTTACTAGAGAACTTCCTCTATGCTCTCGATACGCTCTTTGCTAAACCGAAAGACTCTTTCCCCATCCCAGAGCCGACTTACTTCTATACGACTCGTCATGGAGCTAGGCTAATATGGGCTCTTACCAGACCTGTTAAGGTTACGGAATCGGAACCTATGATGCGAGGACTCCTACGGTTATTCAAAACAGAGATGCCTAAGTGGATAGTGGTAGACGATGGATTATGGGACTGGACGAGAGTATTTAGACTCCCGCAAGTGACTCGCGGAGGGGAGCGGACCTGGGAAGACCCCTTTTACTTCTTCCAAGAAAATGTCGAAAATCGACTAGATCCGGAAAGTTTTCCAGCCGCAGGAGTCACAAAAAACCCAGAGGAAGTTATACCTTATGTTATACCAGATGTGCCCAAACCTACACCAGAGGAGGTAGAGGCAATACTATGGACTCAATCCGAGACAGGACGCAAGATTAGTACCAAGTGGTTTAAGGCCGCTAAGTTTTTACTACAAGGAAGGGAATGTTATGATGCAGTCTTCAAAGACCAACCAATCGGAGAGGAAGGAGAGCGAGATCAAACAATCCAGAGATATGCAGGACAAATTTCTAGGCTCCTTAGCGGTATATCCAGCTATTCGCCAGAAGGGATCTACGCCCTCCTTTTCGGCTCTGTTAGCTTCCTTACACCGGACGTACAGCACCCCGACTGGACGGAAACCCTATGGAGTGCCGTACTAAAATATTACGCCAAAGAGGAGGCGAAATCAGAGCGGGATAAGATAAAGGTAGACTCGAAGATTGATAGAATAGTATCAAATATGCAAAAATGGTGCGACCATCCTGCTATCCACTCTGATACAGCCTGGGAGCGTAGGCAATTCGCCTTAGAACACGCTATCTGTATGACTGCTACCGATTACTACATCATGCAGGAGAACGGTTTTTACCATCCCTCCTCCACCAATAAGACTATCGAGCTTCCCGCTATCATCAAACGACAAGAGATGGATGATATCATACAAACAGAAATCACTACAGAGAAGGGGGTTAAACAGATTCCCGCAGCTACCATGCTAAAACATCATGGTACGAAGGTGCGGGAGTTGTTCGGTTCTCTAGCGGCAGATGGGTATACGATTAAAGACATCGATGGGGCGAACGCATCTTTGGTAATCAATATGTATAAACTTCGAAAAGACCTAGAACCTAAATACTCAGACGAAGTAGACCTATGGCTACAAAAGCTAGTCAAACCGGAGGATTGGTATCTATTAGAATCTTGGTTGGCTCACTCCTTGAACTTCATGGAAGGCCCAATAGCCGCTCTAAGTCTAGCAGGAGCCGCCAGTTGCGGGAAGAAGATGCTGGTTCGAGGGCTGGAGGAATGCCTGGATACGGGGGTCCATGCTACAGGCAAGGACTTTGAGAAGTTTAACAATAACCTATTAAAGACATGTTTTGTAGTCGTAAACGAGGGATTACCGAAAGGTAGAGTGAACGGTATAGACATTGCAGACACATTTAGAAGATTAACGGGAGGGGATGAAATTGAGGTTGAGCCGAAATTCAAAGATAGGATCAAAATCAGAAACCCGCTCCGGGTTATTTTTACATCCAATAATTTTGATGCCATACGGCAAATTTTTCTCTATCGGGAACTCACCCTGGACGACCAAGAGGCTCTATCGCAGAGGCTCATCCACTTAAAAGCCCAAGCCGAGGCCGCGCATTATCTAAAGGCGTTAGGGGGGTTATCCTATACGGGGAAGCCGGGAAGAAGATGGGTAGGCGGGGATGCTGGACAAAAAAGTGATTTTATAGTTGCCAAACACTTAATGTGGATGTATACTGTTAAAAGACATGAATATCCGCCAGGAAGTAGATTTTTGGTTGAAGGCCCAATGAATAGTAGCCTAATTAAAGAGATGAAGGTACGTGCTGGAATCGCCCCTAAATTGGTTGAGGCTATTATAAATCTACTAGAGATGGAGAGTCCAGTTAGCCGAGGATTGTCCATCGATGACGGTTCCGGAAAGGTTTATATGACCAATTCGGGAGTGATGGAGGCGCTTAGGATGCAATTCCCCTCCACGAAGTTTAGCCAAGAGGCAGTCCGAAAGGCTTTGAGTTCTTTGGTAGCCTCAGAGCCGATTAAGAAGAGAATGCCGTTAGTAGGAGGGGGGAAGTCCGAGAACTTGGTATGGAGGGAGTTGGACCTGAAGCTATTGCAGGAGGAAGCGGAAAGACAAGGGTACTCTCATGGGAACTTGGTAAGGCTCTTAGGGGGGGAGCGGATGAAGGAAATGAGGGAGTTTATTAGAAAGGCGGAAGGATGAAAAGTCAAGAAACGGGAGAAGAATTCTGGGAGCATATGCTAGAGCGGAGAGGGATAGAGAAGGTATGTAAAAAATGTAATGGGTATGGGGTGTATACTTATCCTAGTACTTCTATGTGGGCAGGAGGAATTGGGGGTCAAATGATGACCAAGGGGATCTGTGATCGGTGTTGGGGCTCTGGAGATGAGAAGAAGAAGTGGTTTAATTTGAGAAAATTAGAAGGCTTGATGAGGAATAAGAAATAGGACCAAATTTAAGGACCAAATTTAAGGACCAAATTTAAGGACCAGATTAATGGAAACAGAAGCAAAACTTAATGAGGCGGTAGTTTATCTAGTAGATAAGCTGAAAGCTGGAGTCGATTTCGCTATCGAAGAAGCTCCAGAAGTAATTCAACAGATGCTTTTACTCCACCGAATAGAGGCTTTAGGGGCGTGGGCTATTACGTTAGCTTTTGCTGTTATTGGTGTTTTTAGTATTCGATATTGGAGGGGAGAAGAACGGGATGTATTTTTGGATACTTTTCATACAGTAGCTATTTTAGCCTCTGTTATTGTTGTAATAGTTGTTCCAATTGCTTCTTTTGATTTTTGTGTATCTGCTTGGTTTGCCCCTAAATGGCATATCGTAAATCTTTTCTTGGGGACAAATTAGGATGAACATATCAGTAAGTCAAATCAAGACCCATCGACTATGCCGACGAAAATGGGCGTTCGAGAAAGTCTTCAAGCTACCTACCATCCCAGGAGATGCTTTAATTTTGGGAGACTTGACTCATAAAGCTATTGAGCGTTTCATGGGGGATAAGACCAAATCCCCTCTTTTCCCCGAGAATTGGGATGTTTATTTTGGTGATGGGATAATTAAACGTCTTTCCAGGACAGAAACAGATTTAATAAAGACCTGGATAAAAAAGGGAACAGAAAAAAAGTTTTTTGATATAGGGAAAAATGTAGAGATAGAAAAAAACTTCTCTATGCCCTTAACGGAAGACCTGAACCTCATCGGGATTATCGATGTACTTGATAAAGAGCAAAATCTTATCATAGACCATAAGACTACCAAGGATAAGCGGTATGCCTTAACGCCTAAGAAGTTAGCTCAAGATTTGCAGATGCGAGTCTATGCCTTGGCTGCTACAGAGCTGTTCTTCTTCCAAACTCCAGTACAGGTAAGGCATAACGCCTTTATCAAGGATGGAACGATAAGATTCCCCCCATCGGTAGCTGAGATTACTGAAGAGGCGATGAAGGAAACGTATACGGAAATCGTCGAGGACGGGATAGAGATACTAGAGACTAAAGAACATGCTCTTAGGACTAGGAAACAGTTAGGCGAAAACGCATGGGAAGCGATTCATGGACCTAGAGAGTCTTACGGATGTAATAAATTTGGGGGGTGTGCATTTATGCCTATCTGCACGGGGCAGGAAGGTGTAACAGAATATTGTAGACGGGTATCAAGACAAAAGGACGAAATTTTAAAGGAGCAAGATATGGGATTGCTGGAGCAATACCTTAAGGGACTGAAAAAAGAAGAGACTAATTCGGAACCGGAAGTTGTGGAAGAGATTAAGGAAGTAGTTAAACAAGATAGTACAAATATTGAAAAAGAACAGCCTAAAAAAGAGACCAAGCCTAAGACTAAACCCAAAGCAGGACTGCCTTTTGGAAAAAAAGATAAGCCTAAAGAGGAGCCTAAGCCCAAGGAAGAAAAAGGTAAATCTAATCGAGGACGGAAACCCGAAGGCATTACTTTGTTGGTAGGATGTGTGCCTGAAAAGGTAGGCAGGAAGCAGGTAGTAATCGCAGAAGACCTGATGAAGCAGGTACAGGAAGAAGTCATGGAGCAATTCAATTCCAGAGTCGATGAGTCTAAACAGATGGAATCTCCTTGGCAGATGGATGCTTTCAAAAGGCGGGATTATGTTGCTATCGCCTTGAGCAAGTATGTGGAAGGACTTACGGGGGTTATGGTGGTTTGTACTACAGAGACTCCGGATATGAACGCCTTTCTAGGAGCTTTAAAGCCTTATTGTACTACGATTATTAGGGGGGCGAATTGATGGTAGAATATAGAGATGAACCTAAAGAGAAATCGTCGTTTGAGTTTTGGAGAGATGTTAAACATAAAGGGGAGTCGGTGTTCAATCCTAAGTATTGGAGATTAGTAGCTCAGAATCCGCCTTTGTATAAACATATTAATTATGATGAGGAGGATCCTAAAGGCACTCTTGTTGGATATGAATTTGACGAGTTGTGCAGGTTTCATGGGGAGAGTTATAGTTGTTCTGCTGAAGAATGGGAAGAGATTTGTTCCGCTAAAACTGAAAAGGAAGAGAAAAGAGCGGCTATGACCCCCGGTAAAACGAAGAATAACCAGACCCTAAAGATGGCTCAAGGGGGCTTGGTTCACAAAGGGGATCTTATGGCGATGGACCCTACGATAGAAACGAAAGAGCTACAGTATATTTCCGATACTAGAGGAATTCTTACTACGAAACTTCGTTCTGGAAAAGAGGAAGAGCCCAAAGAAGAATTCGATAAAGAGGAATTCTTTAAGAAGTTCGATGATTTGCAAGCTTGTATGTCTGCTTCCGGGGATAACTTCGCCCGATTCAGGGAGGAAGATCTTACCAAAGTTGAAGTTGCAGGACTCCAGGAAATGTTTTTAACGATTTCTGAAAAAGCTTTAAACTTGTATGAGTTTTTAAAACCTCACGGATTTGGAGAGCTAGATTAAATATGGGTTTCGCTTCCAAAATATCGAGTATCCAAAAGCCTAAAGAGCAACCCAAAAAGAACTTCTCTGCATTCCTTCAAAATACCTCGAAAGGGGATGTAGGAGATCGAGGCGAGATGGATCGTATTCTCTCTTTGCCCAGGGAAGAGTTGCTCTCCGATGAGGATTTTGCAAAGATTAACGCAAGGGTGCTAAAGCCTGAGATATACGCAGAAGGGCGGAGGCTGTTTACCTCCCAGGCTAAGGCAATCTATGAGTACTTAGAGTACAGTTGTATGGTAGGAGGGTTAGGAGTTGGGAATGGTAAGTCCTTAACGGGTCTAATTGTCGCTCAACTATTATGGTCTAAGGGTGTACATAAGATATTGTATCTTATGCCATCGAAGAATTTCAACTCCTATCCCAACTACCATATACCTTTTGCCAGGAAAGTACTCCCGGAATTGCCCCCTTTTGTACCTATGGGAGGCTTAGACCAAAAGACTCGGATGAGGAAGGCGAAGAGCGATAGACCTGGGGTTTATCTGTTTCCTTACTCATATTTAAGCACAACGGATGCTGAGGACTTAATAAACGAAATATCCCCAATAGCGGTTATATCAGACGAGGCTCACAATTTAGCCAATGCAAAATCCGCTAGAACGAAAAGGCTGTTTCGTTTTATCAAAGATAAAAGCCCTTTGTTTTATCCTATGTCCGGGACCATGACCAAGAAGAAGCTCTTAGACCATGCCCATCTACTTAGGGCTGCGCTTGGGGATTTAACTCCCTTGCCTCGAAGTGGGAGTTTGCTAAAGGACTGGGGGAGGATACTGGACTCGGACTCCGTATTTCAGGGTAAATTAGCGGCTAGGATGTTGGACCCCCTACGGTACTGGGCGCAGAGAGAGTTTCCAGAGGGCGAATTCCCGCCGATTACTTCGGGGTATCGAGAGGCGTATCAGATGCGCCTTAAAACAGCCCCCGGAGTAGTGATATCGGGGGAGAGTGAATGCGAAGCCTCTTTAAATATATTTAATTGGACTATACCAGACCCGACTAGTTTTGACGGGTATGATAAAATACAAGAGTTAATAGGAGAAGTAGAACAATTTTGGCGTACACCTAACGGGGATGAGATAGATTGGGCTATTCATAAGTTTAAATGGCTCAAGGAGTTATCGAGCGGGTTTTATAACGAACTCATTTGGCCTACAGACGAGGAGGTAGCGGACCATGCAAGGGACCACATCGATATCAGAGAAGCTAGAAGCCGACTTGAAAGAGCAAAAGCTCACCACAAAATCAAACAAGGCTACAATCGTGAGCTTAGGGATTTCCTCCATCATAGATCACGAAAGGGTTACGATACCCCCCTCCTCGTTGATCGTGAAATTGCAAGGAACGGGAATAAAAGAGTTGGGCACACTCTTGCGGCAGTTTGGCGAAAGATGCGAGACATGGAATTCGATGGAATGCCTAAACGGGTTAGTCGTGCAGTGCGAGTTTGTGACTACAAAATCAGAGCCGCAACCGTATGGGCGGAATCCGTTTTTTCTAAGAAGGAAACGGAGGCAATCTGGTACGAAAACATAGAGATTGGCCTATGGTTGGTAGAGGAGCTGAGGAAGGTTCTAGGGCGTAAGCGGGTAGTCCATTGCCCTGCTGGAGCGAAGTATAATACGATAGCAGAGGACTCCAAAAACAACAAAGGTAAAGTACTCGTTTGCTCCTTCGCTCACGCTGAAGGAACCAATATGCAGTACCTAGCGAAGTCCTTCGTAGTGCAATGGCCTAGACCTGCTCAGTTAGCTCACCAGCTTTTGGGGAGGCATCATCGAACGGGGCAACTATCAGACTCCGTAGATTTTTGGAGATGTGTCGTCACGGACTTTGACCATCTCTTGATGGCTGGATGTTTGAATGATGCTTTGTATGCTCATGAGACTTCAGGATTGGACCAGAAGACGATACTCGCAGCGTATGACCCAATGCCTAAGATTTATTCCCCAGGGTTTTTAAGAGCGAGGGGGGATAGGGTGTTGGATTTGAATTTTACAGAACGTAGGAAAATTAGAGAAAGATTCGGGGAATTTAGTGATGGTTAAACAGATTATCGTTAACGAATTGGATAAGTCTAGAACGTGTTGTGATTATTGTGGTACCAGAAAGGAAGGAAAACTTATACATGCTTGCGTCTCTACTTTTTGCGAGGATTGTATAAAACATTTTCAAAAATTACTTGATTCTGTAAAGGCTTAATGTATACTAATATTAACATCGAAGCACTTTCTATAGGTTTTACTTTTAAGGAGTTGATTATGGCTTTCAAAGACATGTTTAATGGTATCCAGGATTCGAAGCCCTCTTTTGATGGGGGCGGGTATGAAGGCCCTGGACGATATATTATGTTCCTGTTGCGGACCAAATATGTCGATGGTAGAAAAGGCGAGAGGCTTATTATCGATAAGCGAGTCCTCAAGGTGCTGAACCCTGGAGCGTTTCCGGAAGGGACTATGCACAAGGTAGGCGAGGAATGCGCGGATATTATGGCAAAGGATGGCCCTACCGCCGACTTCTTTTTGCCTAACATACAACGTATGGTGATGAACCTTTATGGGGTAGGCCGAGAAGAGGTTACTGGAGATGAGGCGATTGAGAATTGCCTTAATCTTTTTGACCCGGAACATCAACGTATGGCTGGACTCATCATCGAGATGAATAATGTGCAGGTAGTTCCTGAGAAGCGTAAGAATCTCCCAAAGGAACAGCAGGATCCCATTACCAAGAGGCGGTATGTTAGGGCTCTTGGTCCTACGGACCTGGAAGAGCATTTTACGAATGACGAGTTGGAAAACTTGCTCTCTGCGGAGGAATTAGAATTGATGATTACCCGTTTTAAAGAGCGGGAGCAGATTCAAGGCCAGAGCCAGGACTAAAAATTCTTCTTCATTGATGTACTCCTTTCATAAGTTGTAGGGGAGGGGGTTTTGTTGCGGCCCCCTCCCCTGGGTAAGATGCAAAAATGGAAATAAAATTTACTTGTGAGCATTGTGAATATTTCGAATTTAAGCATATGGACGTAAGTCTTTCTCATATAAAAAAAGACCTCGATTACATATATGGAATATCCTATACTCAACTAGGAGGTTGTCCTGTATGTGGGGCAGATTTAGTAGGAAGATATAGTGAAAAAATCGACAATTAAACTCCTAAAACTAGCGGCTGAGATGTCCGGGAGGTCGGAACGGGAAGTCAAAAGGGCTTATCGGTCTGCTCCTTGGAACGAAAAACACGAAATACTTCAAATATTAAAACGAAAAATAAAAGAGGCTCAAGATGCAAATTCAAGAGTTTTTCTCAAAGATAGAGGAATCTCCGACTCTGGAAATAGTGGTGATTGATGAGGATCATGTATTAGTAGAGCATAAGCAAGGCACAAAGCCTACGTTTAAAGTCTCTGCTCAAGCCATACAGGACCACGAATGGTTTGATTTATCGGATTACCTTTGTGAACGACGAGAGCTTAAAGTCCTGGACCATATGACTAGGGTGTGTGGGTATTTTTCTAAGGTAAAGAATTGGAACAAAGGAAAAAGGGGGGAGTTAAAGGATAGAAGGAAGGGGAATTACCAGGTATCTATAGAGGATATGAAGAAAAAGGATCGTACAAAAGGTATGTTTACGTTTGATGTGGATGAGGTATTTACTCAAAAAGACTTGAAGCAAGTAGTTGCTTTGGACTGTGAGACCTTTCGTATCTCCCCAGAAAGCCCTTGCCCGAAAGTAGTCTGTTGTTCTTTTTGGGATTCTGGATCCGCTACTACAGGAGGGGGCGTAAAGGGTAATCATCCTAAAGATTATTTGGAGGATATTCTTAAATCAACCCTGCAAGGGAAAGAGTTAGTCGTAGGGCATAACATAGCTTTCGATTTGGCCTGCATCGCTGGCTCTTATCCTAAGTTGATTCCTTTGATTTGGGATAAGTTTGAACGGATGGAAGTAACGGATACTAAACTTCGTAAGCGATTGCAGGACTTATCCACTAAGGGGGTATTCTCTAAGAAAGAGTCCTTAGCCTATCTCGTAAGCAATTATCTAGGAGAGGATATATCGGATACAAAAGGGGAAGATACCTGGAGACTAAGGTACTGCGAATTAGATGGGATGCAAGCGGAGGATTACCCCAAAGAGGCTTACGACTACGCCTTAAACGATGCCCGATATACTTACGAGGTTTGGGAGAAGCAGGAAGTACAGCCTGGAAGTAGGGCTACCGAAACCTTCCAGACGGCTTGTGCTTTTGCTCTTCACTTAATGAGCCTTCAGGGTATTGCTACTGACCCGGAATACACTAACAAACTAAAAGAAGAAGTCGATAAAGAATTGGACTTGGCTAATTTCCAGGGTATTATCGAGGCCGGGATTTTGATTCCTGCTAAACCTGGAGAGCCCTATAAGAAAGACCCTACCAAATTCAAAAAAGGAACGAAAGAGAAAGTATCTAAGAAGAAATTACAGACACATATTAAAGAATTATGTAAGGCTAATAAAGATCTTTCAGTAGAATATACAGAGAAGAATAATGTCTCTACATCCAAAGAGACTCTAGAAAAGTATGCCCCACATTCGACTTTGATTAAAGAGTATCTGAAAAGGCAAGCCTCGATACGGTTAAGAACTACGGAATTGCCAATCCTGGAAGCTCCTAGGGTCTATCCGGGGTTTGATGTCCTTAAACGGTCGGGGCGGACCTCCTCTTTTGCTCAATCGCTCCTCCCCTCCCTAAATGTGCAGAACCAATCGCCTAGGATTCGGCCTTGTTATGTTCCAGATGAAGGGTATCTTTTTTGCACCTTCGATTACTCTTATATTGAGTTAGTTGCGTTTGCTCAAAAGCTTTATGACCTCTTTGGACAATCGACTCTAAAGGATTTGATTAATGATGGAGGCGATCCCCATGCTTTCCTGGGGGCTCAACTGGCTTACCATCTTGATACGGAGATTAATTTTAAAGAGGTAATGAATCAAGCCTACGAACGTCCTACCAAGAAAGATATCTATAAGGAATTCTTGGATTTTAAAAATGATGATGTAGAAAAGTTTAGAAAATTTTACAAACACTGGAGGACGTTTGCCAAACCTACCGGACTGGGATACCCTGGAGGGCTGATGTATGATACCTTCGTAACCTTTGCCAAATCCAATTATGGGGTGGATACTGATGTAGAAACCGCTAAAAAGCTGAGAGAGGTTTGGCTGGAAGCGTTTCCGGAGGCGAAGAAGTATTTTGATTGGGTTCAAAAACAAAAAGATCCTAAGAATCCGGGGCAGTATAAATTCACTAGCAATTTGGGTATGGTTCGGGCGAATGCTTCTTACTGTGCTATATCCAATAACGCAGGAATGCAAACGGATACAGGGGAGGGAGCCAAAGCTGCGGTATTTGATGTAGTTCGGGAATGCTTAGACGAGTCTAAAGGTTCGATATTATACGGATGCAAACCTGCTTGGTTCGTACACGATGAGATAGGGATTCAGATTCCTATTGAAGGTACAGCTATAGCAAATGTAACAGAGAAGGCAGAACGACTAAAAGAAGTAATGGTTTCTGGAATGCAGAAGATGTTCCCGGATGTCAAAGTAGGCGGGGAGCTTGCTTTGATGCGTAGATGGTATAAGGAAGCGGAAGAGATTCGTAGAGATGACGGGACTTTAGTAATATGGGAGCCTAAAGATGAAGGTTAAAATAAAAGTAGAAGAAAAAGATTTGGAATTTGAGATAGGCGATTTGGATTCTTTGATTAAAGAACACATAGAAGACGAAATAAAAAACGCAATAAAAGCCAGACTATATAAATTAAACAAATTTAATCTAATAATTGCTCAATGTCTAACTGATTTGGAAGAGAAGTTTGGGGAGCCTAAATAATGGGATCTGGGTTGACCGTAAAAGCGGAGTGGTATTTCTCTAAGGTACTAAAATCCGAAATTGAAAAAGAAATATACTCTAAGCAATATCTTATAAGAAAAATTCAGGATATGGTTTTGATCTTAGCGGCCTCTACTCCTAGGGAGGTAAAAGAAGAAGGCCATGATGCTGTTTCTTGGGAGGAGTATATTCAATACGAAATACCTAGGCTTTTAGAAGAATTAAGAGACTTAGAATGTGATTTGGGTGTTTTAGAATACGCAAAAGAACATCCCGATTGTGCAGAGGACACTTAAACGTTTAAACGATTATGAACGACTATGAACGATATTTTTAAAGAAGCAGAAAATATAATTAAAACCAGAAAAGAATGGCATGGAGATCCCTTGGGGAATTTCGCGAAAACCGCTTCTTTTTGGTCCGGGTATCTCGGTATCGAGATAACTCCTGTGGATGTTGCTATGATGATGTGTCTTATGAAGATTTCTAGATTCTCTCATTCTTTACAGTATGATAATCTAGTGGATATAGCAGGATACGCAAAAATAGCTTCTATGTTAAAGGAGAGCAAGGATGAGTAAACAAATAAAAATAACTATAGAGAGTTACGAACGGGTATTAGAAATAGCAGAAGAGGATTTAGATTATTTTAAAAACAACCCAGACAAATTTGCAGAAGAACTAATGCTAGACGAATTAATGTGGTATTGGGAGGAAATAGATGAGTAAAGACTTCATCATCTGTGGCTTAGGGCTTTCTCTTAACCGATGGATAGACCTATTGCCTCAGTATAATACGATAGGCGTAAATGATATCTCTCGGTATTTTACTCCGGATACAGTCTTCGTAATGGATAGACCCTCTTGCTTTATCAAGAGCGGGAGACTGGATTTTATCCAAGACGCTTATGCTGATATCTGGACTTACAATGCCCACCAATGGGAGTTTAAAAATCCTAAGAGTATCAACACCTTCGAGACCTGTCATTTCCTTTCTGAAGTAAAAGACGGAGAGGACTATATCGATAAATGTGCTTCCAAGGTATTCCCTAAACTTAAAATGAGCCCCTTTTGTGCGATAGGATTAGCGGTATACTTGGGGGCAGAGCGTATCGGCCTCTTGGGAGTAGACTTGGATACGAAGACCCATCATATGGGCAAACACCTAAAAGAGATGGACGGGGCTTTGGATATGCTTCAACATTACTTGGCTGGATTTGATATCAAGCTCCTGAACCTCGGCGGCGGGATGAGTAAGATTCAGTCCTTACCTTTTGTGGACCTTGGGTTTTTTAGAAAGAAGTAGCATGATAGCTACAAAAAATGAACATCTTACTTGGTACTTAGGCCAACTCCACCAAGCAGAGGAGTTAGGGGATTTCGAGGAAGATCCTGTACTGAAAATCTCCAAGTATATCGTGCATCTGGCTACTAAGTTTGTTGCTAGATTCCCAGGTTGGGTTTCTGTAGAGGAATTAATCTCGGAAGCGAATTTTGAAGTATGCAAACACATAAAAAAGTGGAACAGGAAATGCCCTTTAACTACTTTCTCTGTAAAAAGAATCGTCGGAAGTTTTTACAATCTGCTAAAAACTAGACGAAGATGGGGAAGGGACGCTGCTGAGGAGTTTGATAACCCTACATTACAAGTTCGGTGGGGGGATATTGATATCGCTATTGATGTCCGTAAGATGATAGAGAAAGCTGTAAAGGAGAGAGGGCTAACGTATGCAGAAGAGGCTGTGCTGAAGGACCATTATTTAAAAGGGTTTACTCTTTTAGAGATAGCAAAGAAAAGAAATCTGGGAGATACTTCAGCTTTTTCTGTAGTAAAAAAAGCTAAAGGAAAACTGTTGGAACTTTTCCATATACCAAAAAGCAGAGAAAAATATTGTAGTATATGTGGAAACGAAGTAGTTATGCCTTTAGAACAGAGAAAAAAGACAGGGCTAAATCCAGAGAGATTTTACACAAATAATAAAGGAGAATTAAATTGCTTGAAATGCCGAATTCGACGGGGGGGATATATGAGAAAGAAGGAGAAAAACGGCTCAAGGCAGAGTTTCAAAGTCGATACGACTTGGACTGTTTCTGCTTTTCTAAAAAAATATGAAGCATTTTGTGAGGTAAAAGATGAGAACTAAATTTTACGTAATCCTGTTTGTTGTAGTAGCTCTTGCTGCTTGGCTGTCTATTTCTCTTTTAGCAAAGCCTGGGGATGATGGAAATCCTTTGTTTGTAGCGGAAATGTCTCCTCCAAAAAAGACAGCGGTAGAAAAAATCTACATCTGCTATAAACGAAATGATGGGAATTCCACCTTTACGGAAGTTGTAGATGTGCCTTTGTGTAAGGGGTGTTCTTCTGAGGAAAAGGCAGAGGCGATTCGGGCAGCCATTAATGAGCATGAGGAGTTGTTTGGAAGAATTAAGGCGGAAACAAACGCCCTAAAGCCTTCCGTTTTGCAGCTCATCGGAGAGAATGGCAATATGATTAAGGCGGCTGGAGGGGGAAACCAAAGTAAGCAGGGTAAGATTACATTCCAAGAAATTGGAACTAGCTCAAAAACTCCTATCATAGAGACCTTAAATGCTCCCAAATGGTTTGGGGTATTCTCCTTGAGCGGGGATGTTTCTGGAGCGACTCCGGATGGGGAGGCTGCTACGGTTGCTTTAAACATCACGGGGCAAAAGCATAAGGAGTTTAGACAAAGAACAGAGCGATATACGGAGACTAAATGTATCCTGGATGATATTGAGGTAGAGGCTCTTAGCCGAGGAGCGGAAGTATATCGTGCAGACGATTTGACTTTGTATATCTACATTTTTGAAGGTAAAGGAGATGGGATTTTGGTAGGCTGCGATGACGAATCTCTAGAATTGACTTATCTCTTTAGCACTTGGGAAACAAGAGACGGTAGACTTTGGGAGTAAATAATGAAATTTACTTATTCACATAGAGTAATAGAATCGGATAAAAGTTGTATTAATTGTAGCAACAATAGATTATGTTATCTTCGTAAGGATATTGAACAAAAATTAAAGTCTTGGGAGGGACTAAGCGGAGACCATCAATTTTTCCAAGTAAAAGAAAGTTTAGAATTGGTTGCTCATTTCTGTAGTTATTATAGTAGAGAATAACACGGAAATGAGTAAAAAAATACCATTAACACAGGAGAAATTTGCTAAGTTGAATGAAATAGAAAAGGAGTAAGTAAATGCACATTAACGAATTTGCAAAAGATGTCCATAAAGTAGCTAAAGAAAAAGGCTGGTGGGAGCCTGATATTACTTTCGAGGCCCGTCTTTTGAACCTCCATACTGAAATATCAGAATTGGCGGACGCTTGGGCAAAGGGAAAAATAGGGAAAGCCCAAGAAGAGGGAGGAGATATCGGACTTCGGCTTTTAGATTTATTTGAGGGTATGGGTTGGGATCTAGAAAAAACCATGATATTAAAACACAATTACAATAAGACAAGGACATATAGGCATGGGGGGAAGAAATTTTGAATTGGAATAAAGAAGAAGTAGAACAGATTTACAAAAAGCATTGTGATACTCCTTCGCACATATATAAGCACCTTCCTCGACTTTTAAAATTGGCTTCAGAATG